CTTGGGCATCCAAGATGCCGAAGAGATCGTGAAAACGCAGCAAGAACTGCTGCCGACCGATCCGGTCTCCGAGAACATGGGTTTCCTCAATAACATGCCGACCAAGGCATTTATCTATCAGGACCACGAAGCCCACATCCAGACCCACATGTCTTTCATTCAAGACCCGAAAATCCAGCAGATGGCGGGTCAGTCTCCGAACGCACAGGCTATGCAAGGTGCTATCACCGCACATATTGCGGAGCATCTGGCGTTCCAGTACCGCATGGAGATCGAAAAGCAGTTGGGAGTCAAACTCCCGCCTCCGGGGGAACCCCTCCCCGAGGACATCGAATACCGCATTTCCCAGTTGGTCGCTCCGGCTGCAGCCCAGTTGCTGCAAAAGGATCAGGCCGAAGCGCAGATGCAGAAGCAGGCACAGGAAGCCCAAGACCCTGTGCTGCAGATCGAAATGCAGAAACTGCAACTTCGCGCACAAGAGATCCAGCAAAAGGCCGAGGCCGAGATGGCGAAAGTCCAAGCGGATATGCAGAAAGCACAGATGCGGATGCAGTCCGAACAAGAGCGACTCAAGGCTCAAGAGCGTATCGAAGGCGCTCGATTGGGTGTTCAGATCGCCAACGCCAATATGCAGGCCGATATGCAGGGCAAAGAGATTTCATCCCGAGACCAGATCGAAGGAGCCAAACTCGGTGTCCAGATCTCACGGGAACTTCTGAATGCAAACAAGCCACCAAAATCTCGCTGATACCTTAAGGAAATCCCTGAGAAACCAGATGAATGAGATGGCTGATCACATCTCTGGTGGCGGCTGCACGGACTACGCCGATTACAAAAGATGCTGTGGTGTCATCCATGGTCTCGCTATGGCCGAGCGAGAACTACTTGACCTCACAAAACAAATTGATGATGATTAAACAACGTCACAGATATCTGTGATGGCAACGCTGCATGACGCAGTGCGCGTGACTCCAAGCACGTTTAAACTTGGTGCGAGGGAATATGTCTGACAAATTAGCGAGTCAATTACCTAAACCCACGGGGTACAAACTACTTATTGCCCTTCCAGACCCTGAAGAAAAGACTGAAGGTGGAATTCTCAAGGCTTCTCAAACTCTTCAAGCCGAAGAGATTGGAAGCATCGTCGGTTTTGTCCTAGAGATGGGACCCGATGCCTATCAGTCCACCGCACGTTTTCCTTCAGGACCGTACTGCAAGAAAGGAGACTGGATCATGATGCGGTCTTATTCGGGTACGCGCTTTAAGGTACATGGCAAAGAGTTCCGTTTAATCAACGACGACAGCGTAGAGGCGGTGGTTGAAGATCCGAGGGGAGTGGTCAAAGCATGAGCGAGTTACAGACATCACAGGAAGACAAGTTTTTCGGTATGACCCATCAGGTACAGCCTCCTGAGAAGGAAGCGCCACCTGAGGAAAAGGAAAATATCGAACTTGAAATCATCGACGATCTGCCGCGCCGTCCGGGCAAAGTGGAGGCTCAGGCAGAGCAAGACGATGAAGAGTTGTCGGGCTATTCCAAGAAAGTCCGCGACCGCATCAACAAGTTAAAGTACGAACAGCATGAAGAACGCAGGCAGCGTGAAGCCGCCGAGCGCATGCGCGAAGAAGCCATTCAGTTCGCACAGCAAGTTGTTCATAAGAATCAGCAGTATGAGAACCTCATCCAACGCGGTGAAGGCGCTCTCGTACAGCAGATTAAATCCAAGGCGCAGATTGCCCTTGAGCAAGCCAAGTCCCGTTACAAGGAGGCTTATGAGCAGGGAGATGCTGAAAAGATCATCAATGCTCAGGAAAGTCTGCTGAATGCTCAGACGGAGTTTCGGGAGGCTGAACGGTACGAGCGTAATATTCAGTCTCGACCCAAGCCCCAGCCGCAGGAACAAGTTGTTCCGCAGCAGCAGGCTTATCAGCCGGTTCCTTTGCCAGAACCGTCTGCAAAAACGATGGCATGGACCAAAGAGAATCCATGGTTCGGATCGAACCGAGAGATGACTGCTTTGGCTTATGCCGCGCACGAAACCCTCATCCGTGAACATGGCGTAAAGCCGGACACCGATGAGTACTACGAGAAGATCAACGCGACCATGCGCTTGAGATTCCCGGAACACTTCGAAGAGGAAGCCCCTACTCCGAAGCGCCCCTCGACGGTTGTTGCCCCCTCCAATCGGAGTAACGGTGCAAAGCCTCGCAAAATCCAGTTGACTGCATCACAAGTTTCTCTCGCCAAGAGACTTGGCTTAACCCCAGAGCAGTACGCCAAACAACTCATCAAGGAGAGTTTAAATGGCCAGTGAGCGCAATGTCCGAGTTGAACGGCAAGCCGAGGCTCGTTCTGACGATACTTGGTTGCCGCAATCCTCGCTTCCGGTCCCCGAGCCGAAAGATGGCTGGGTGTTTCGCTGGATTCGCACGTCTTCTTTGGGGCGTTCGGATAACACTAACGTCTCGCGTCAGTTCCGTGAGGGCTGGGAACCTGTTAAGTCAGAAGATCATCCTGAGTTGAAGATCATGTCTGACCACAATTCTCAGTTCAAAGGTAATGTCGAAGTCGGAGGTTTGCTGCTTTGCAAGGCTCCGATTGAGAAGATGAAAGCCAGAGAAAAGCACTTCCAGCAGGTTTCGGATCGTCAGATCGACGGTGTGGATCGTAACTATCTGCGTCAAAGTGATCCGCGTATGCCGCTCCTTGAACCGGAGCGTTCTACTCGTAGCACGTTTGGACGAGGGTAATTTCTTTTCTTTCCACTTTTAGAGGTAACTTAAATGGCTTCAGGAACTGACGTTACGGTACCCTATGGGTTCCTGCCGATTAACCTCATCGGCGGTCAGGTGTATGCGGGTTCGACCCGTATGTACCCGATCCAGTACGGCTTCGCGACGGACATCTTCTACGGTGATTTCGTCAAGGTCGTGCGAGGTTCACTCACCCGTGTGTCGATTGGTGCTACCACCTCTTCGAACGCACTCACGGGTGTTTTCTTTGGTTGCTCCTACACTGATCCGGTCACGAAGACGAAGCGTTTCAGCCAGTACTTTCCTGCTTCGACTTTGGCTGGTGACGCGGTGGCCTATGTGGTTGACGATCCGGATGCTGTCTTCAAGGCGGCGGTCTGCTCGGCAACGACGGTGATGGCTTCTGGCGCTTACGCAATGGTCGGAACCAACCTCTCTTGCATCAACAACACGGGCAACGTGAACACGGGTAATTCGAAGAACGCGATCCTCGCGCCAACGGCTACCCCTGTTACCTCGATCCTCCCGCTGCGTTGTGTGGGCGTGGTTCCGGAGACTTCGATTTCGTATACGGCTACGGGTTCGTCCTCTAGCACTACGATCACCCTCACGGGTTCGGGTCTTCCGGCGGCGATTCCTGTGGGAACCAGCGTGGCGTACTACGCCAGCAATGGTCAGGTGATTGAGACGGGTTCGTTCGTAACGGCTGCTGCCGCTGCGGGTGATACTTCGATCACGATCAATGCTGCCATTGATGTGCCGGGTTCGGTCACGTCGATTCCGGCATCGTCAACGATCATCTTCACGATCTACCGTGAGTTGTTGGTCAAACTGAATGTCTTGACCCACGGCTATTACAGTAGCGTCACCGCCTAAGGAGTTCTAAGAAATGGCTATTTCACGCGCACAAATGCTGAAGGAACTCCTGCCGGGGCTTAATGCTCTTTTCGGTTTGGAGTATGCGAAGTATGAGGATGAGCATACGCTCATCTATGAGACCGAGACTTCGGAGAAAGCCTTCGAAGAGGAAGTCAAGTTGTCAGGTTTTGGTACTGCCCCGGTTAAGGCCGAAGGCGCTGCCATTGCTTACGACAACGCTCAGGAAGCGTTCACCGCTCGCTATAACCATGAGACGATTGCCATGGGCTTTTCGATCACTGAGGAAGCCATGGAGGACAACCTCTATGACCAACTCTCTGCTCGTTACACCAAGGCTCTTGCCCGTGGTATGGCGAACACCAAGCAGGTCAAGTCTGCTGCGCTCCTGAACAACGGTTTCACCACCTTCCAGTCGGGAGACGGTGTGACCCTGTTCAGCACGGCTCATCCGCTTGTCAACGGTGGTACCAATTCCAACCGTCCGACCGTCGCGGCTGACCTCAATGAGACCTCGCTCGAAGATGCAATCATCGCGATTGCGAACTTCGTTGACGAGCGTGGCCTCCTCATTGCGGCTCGCCCGCGCCGTCTCCTCGTTCCGTCCAACTTGATGTTCACCGCCGAGCGCCTCATGGAGACCACTCTCCGTACCGCGACTGCGGATAACGACATCAACGCGATTCGGAACATGGGAGCCATCCCGGAAGGCTATGCGGTCAACCATTACCTGACCGACACCAATGCCTTCTTCATCATCACGGACGTACCGAATGGCATGAAGCACTTCGTGCGTACCCCGATGACGACCGGCATGGACGGTGACTTCGACACGGGTAACGTGCGGTACAAGGCTCGCGAACGATATTCGTTCGGTGTCTCGGACCCGCTCGGCATCTATGGATCT